GGTTTGATACCACGAACAATCTTAAAGGAATGTGGTCCAATATCAAACTCAACCTCAACGACGGTACCCTTGCCGTTAATGGTATTGACCATTTGCAGTTTATTAATATCGCGGTGAGCTCTGCCGAACAAACCGAACGATAAAGCGTCAAGTAAAGTAGACTTACCTGAACCGTTTTGACCGACAATCAGAGTTGACGGTGATCTATCAAGTTGTACCTCAAGGAACTTATCACCAGTGGAAAGAAAGTTCTTCCACCGTACATTACGAAACTTAATCATAGGATTTCCATATTCTGTGCTTCGACGTATAGCCCTCGCATCAGACCCTTCATTTTTTCTTTATCCAACTCCGTATCAACGGACTCGACGTATGTATCAAGTAACTCAGTAGTATCCTCAACGGATATCTCATCATCATTAACGTTTGATCCAAGGAACTCATCAAAGGTTTCTGCGATCTTTAGTTCATATGTATCCACCTGATGTATACGATCAATGAAACGATCAAACAGGAAAGGATCCGATTTGTTAGCAACGACCACCTTTACGAATTTGTTGTTAAGTTGATCAACATCGTAGTTGGTGTAATCGTTAATCTTATCATCATAGATAACCTTCTCGAAGATAGAGATAGGATTACGAACTGGAGTCAGTTCCCGTGTTTCGGTATCAATGATATGAAAGTATTTTGGGTCACCAGCATCAGCCCAGGTAAACTCCATTTGAGATCCTAGATAATGTACGTTACCCTGTTGTGATTTTGTGTGGAAGTGGCCTGTCATAACACACTCAAATCTCTTAAAGACTTCAGCAGACATGCCGTGAGTATTCTGTACTCCGCGCATCATTTCAAAACCAGTGAGTTCTAGGTGAGCACCAACCCATGATGCTTTACATTTACCTAAGAACTTCATCGTTTCTTCGTAGTTCTCATTATTGATCCACGGTACTAGAGCTATCTTTAGACCGTCGTAATCCATCACCTTTGGCTTCATAACGATGTTTACGTTTGATGTAAAGTAACCAAGCAGTTCCTTAAGCGAACACAAGTAGTTGGTGTTCTTATAGTATACGTCGTGGTTTCCTGGGATGATATCCATACTGATACCATCGTCACGCATACGCTCTAGAAATGATTTACGATTTTGGTTTAGTGCCTTAAAATTAACGTACTTACGATGATCGTAGTAGTCACCAAGATGAAGTATTTGCTTGATATTGTTTTCCTTTAGGTAAGGAAAGAATACTTCGTTGTAGAATCTATCTTGGTAGTTAAGGAAGATGTCTGAGCTATTTCTGACACCACAGTGGGTATCATTCAAGACTGCGATTTTCATATGTTATCCCATGAATAATTCAACGCCTGAGCGCTTTTTTACTTTAGTTTTTTTCTTTTCCTCTGAAGCAAACTCTTTGATCTGTTTATCGTGGTCTCGTACCTTATCGATACGATCCTTAAGTTGATCAACGAACGCGCGACTGATTGATTGGTCGGCAAAACCGTTTTCGTCGTACTGAATAAAATCGTCAATACCTGCCTTCTCAATGAACCTAAACTTGATGTCCTGCTGACGTTTTTCCTTGGCCAATCGACGAAGGAATGCGTAGTAACAGATCTGGGTAAAATAAGCAAAGGCATTGGGGTTACCAGTCCGAGTGGCGGTATCGATGTTGTAGTTGGTCACTGCTTTTAGACAATTCTCAACCGCATCCATAACCATCTCCTCGCGATAGGTATAGCGAATAAAGTTAGACTTATGGGATAGACCCTCAGCAATCTTAAGAAAACACTCTGCAATGTAGTCAGGAACAATAGGTAGTTTTTCACCCTTTTGTTCTGCTTCTCTCACGAGTTTAACGTAATCAACGACAGCCAGAGAGAACTGCTTGTTGTTGACGTAGTGGGGTTTTTGTTTAGGTTTCATAATACTCCTCAAATCACTACGATATCATATTGTACTATTATACTATAGTTTGGGTTGGATGTAAATAGTTAAATACTAAAAATAATTTCATAAATATGCATATTTGCTATTTACATATTGGGAAATCTGTGTTATAATTAATTGTACCGCCGGGAGCCAGGGATATACTAGTTAATGGAGCCTAGTTTTATTACTGTTTAGTTCCATCATGGCCTCTAAAAGGTCTAGTTCTTCAGGAGAGTCGTCGTAGGAGGGTTCCAATTGGTCTTGATGATCCAACGCCCTCTGTTCCCTTTGCTCCAAACACATCCTAACGTATCTTTCCTTGATATCGTTTTCGCATTCGACGTGTGATACGATATGCATAGGATTGAGGGCAACAATATCAGTTTTGGACAAAGGTTGCCATTTCGTAAATATGAACCCTTGGCTGTTCTCCCTCATCATCGTGTGTAGTTCCATAGGGGACTCAAGTATAATCATATTACTTTCGTTGCTTCTTACCAATGAAATCAGTTCCTCACCAGAGGACAACTTAAAGTGGCGAATGTTAACATCGTCTAGTTCATTCATATGCTGACCTCATAGATTTTATAGTTAAACTTTTCTTTAGTATATATCTTTATTCTCTCAGCTGCATGATTGAGTGTGTAATTTTTGTTTTTCTTCCAGTGAAGATCGTCGGCGATGTCAAACAGGATCGTATCTCGTCCATCGTCTGATTTCCGTAATCCTCGTCCGATTGACTGAAGAACTCTGATCTGCGATTTAGACGGAGAAGCAAATATGATATTATGCAGGTTCCGTATATTAATACCAGTAGAGAAAGTACCAAGACTAGCGACAATGATAGCATTTTTTTCGTTCTCCGTAATCGATCTTATTTGCTCTCGAGTATCGACATCAGTTGAACCAGACACGAAAAAGATTTTTCTTCTACGGTGAGCTCGGTCATTGATCATATCATATAATGGTTTACCGTGCTTTTCTACATACTGAAAAAGTACTAGGGTATTTCCTTCTTGGTCCAGTGCTAAGTTACTAATAAACAAATTGCGAGGTTGGTGTGTAACGATAAAGTCAAGTTCTTCCTGATACTTAATTTTATTTATACTTTTACATAATTCGTCAGAATACTTAAGTAAAAGTACGTTGATCGTTAGGTCGGCCAACGAACCCTTATCCATCAAATCCTTAGTTGTTGTCACGTAATATGCTGGACCGAATAATCCTTCCAAGACAAGTTTATGGGTTTGCGTCCCATCAAGAGTGCCAGTGGTACCAAAACGATACTCAGCATCACGCAACTTAGTAAGTATAGAGGTAAGAGACTTCGCCTTAAAATTGTGCGCCTCGTCCCCGAACACCGCCCCGAATTGTTCGAACCAAGTCCCAGGAAGTTTATATATCGATTGCCAAGTCGAGATAACCACCCTTTCGTTCTCGGCGAACTTAGGTCTCCCAGCGTATATCCTGTGACAAGTAGACTCAGTGTCGAAACCGTCATCGTATGCAGAGTAGTCAGCAAAATCAGAATACATCTGTTGAACCAACGAGGTTGTCGGTACAATAATAAGGACCCTTTTATCGTGATTTGCAAGGTACCATCGAAGTATACTATATATGATGAGCGACTTTCCAGATGCCGTAGGTGAAACAAGTAAGGCAGACCTCCGACTAAGACCGTGCCTAATGGCCTCAAGTTGATAATCCCTAGGCTCAATTGCTTGTCCTTTCGATGATATGGTTAGATCCTTCATAAACGACATATCAACGTTTGCTTCTGCACCAGGATATCCATACACTAGATCCTCTTGCAGCTCAATCGTATGTCCACGCTCTAAACTAGCAAACTCATTAAGATACGCAAACAACCCAGCATACAGTTCCTTTGTCTGGGAGTTGTATAATCTGATACGACCATCCCACATTTTGTTTTTGTATGCAGGCATAAACTTATACCCAGGAACAAAAAATGTAAAGAAATCCGTCAGCTCATTAAGGGCGGATGGTTCGCCATCAACCGTTATGTATGCATGGTTCTTTTTCTTAACGGTCAGTACCGACATTTACATACCCGACGTAAACTGGCGCCACTTAATCATATTACCAATATTTTGGTGCCGCCACTTAATGTTTTCCATGATCTCAGATAAAGTATCAACTAGTGTTTGTAGATACTCAATGTGAGCGTTAGCTTCTTGAATGTGTTCGTCCGAATCATAAAAATGATCCATGTCACCTTTTAATACCTTAAGACCATTCATAGGATCGTATCCCCAGCCTAGTCTATCCATGTCTGCCTTTGACATCTTGCCGTTGTACCACAGCCATTTGTTCTTAAGCAGCACTTTGAACTCCATCTCCTTTTTACGAAGTTGAAGCTTTGTTACTGATAATAGTTCTAAATATTTGGAGTGTAGTTTTGCTGACTGCTGACTAGCGGTGTCAAGATTCATCTCATCAATAGGAGAATCGGTTTTCCACATCTCAAGTACTTTGTCAAGTGTAATCATAATATACCTCAATAATGATTCATAAAATATACATTAAAGCCCTTAATGTATTATATATGATACAGTTATTTATACGAGCTTAAAGTAGGAGTAGTTAAATGAGACGTTGCCCACTAGGTACTCAACATCAGTTGAGGTAGCATCAAACGGCAAAGAGGATAGTGATGTTGGGTACGCATCAGCAAACTTAATCTCACGCGATACGTTGTTATGTGAGTTCAAAATCATCAACGACATGTCACGTTGTTTGCGAACACCGGCGTCATCTTCCACCACAAGACCCATCATCCAATCGTGGATTTCTTTGTAGTTAACTAAATCTTCGTCGATCAAAAACGTCATTTCAAATTGACCATACTCAACCTTATCCGGCATCTGAGTAATGTTTCTTTGTGGCGTATTCAACGGCGCACCAGTGACGGCCAAATCAGGAAGCGCAACGGTCTGCACAGTAAACTGAGCATTCTTATACTTCTGATTATCAATCAACAACCTAAATCCAGACGGACTTACGAATGTTGGGTTAGCGATCGTTGGGCTGGTTTCTGCCCCCTCGCTAAAATCGACGTTAAGCTGATATGCCATTTCTTAAACCTCTATCGACAGTACTTGTTGACTATCTTGTGTAGCCTACCTGACTTCATTAGTTTGTTTAGTTTCTTCATATATTTTTTTATCATATAACTATTTATACACAAAAAGAAGGGGGCCTAAGCCCCCTTCAACGAGTACATTAATGTACCTTCTTATTATTCGCCAAGAATGTTGTCGACACGCATGATACGGAAGTACTGGTTCTGACGAGCAGTACCGATTCCGTCTGGTGAAGCTTCGACGAATGGGTTGGCGATCATGCCGTA